ACCCGAGCCTCGTGAAGCGGTTGCTCCGGGATCCGGGCCAGAAGGCGGCGGACGAGCTGGAGGACGAGACCAAGACAATCCCGACGCTCTTGGTGGGTATCCCGGTCCCAGCGAAAGCTGGGCAGAACTACGCGGGTCGGATCGGGGTGCTGATGCAGTACCTGAATGGGGCGATGCAGCAGGGCCAGCAGTTGAGCCCGGTGAGCAAGAACGCGTTCATGATGCGGATCGATAGCCTGCTCCAGGGCTACGAGCAGGTGGCGACGAACGAGGCGCGGAAGCTGCGGAAGGAGATCCAGAAGTTCTTCGAGAGCACGGGCATGCTAGCCGCCCCAGAGGCTCAGCCCCCCGCTCCGGTTCCCGCTGAGGTAGCGGCTCCCGTGATGTAACAAGGATGATCACCGTGACATGTAAGGATTGCCGGTTCTATTGTGTGGACGGGACTTGCCGCAGGTTCCCGCCCGCTGGGAGGCCTAGTTGTTGGCCTACTCTCAATGCCAACGACTGGTGCGGCGAGTTCGAGGCCAAGAAGATCATGATACCACTGACCGAGGGAACTGTAGTCCAATGCAACGTCGCACCAGCCACCCCGCGGGAGATCGAGCCCGGAGGCTTGCAGGCCCTCGAAGAGGGAGTTCCTCCGAAGGTCCGGTTCCAGCGGAAGAAGCCCGCTGTGTCCGATCTCAAGGAGATTCAGGAATCACCAATCTTTGGAGGGGGCTAATATGGCTGAATACCAAGGCAATAAGGTAACGCTCAACAAGCCATTCTACACTCCCGGAGAGAAGAAGAAGAAGGCGGTGTACGTTCGCAATCCCAAGGGTACTGTGATCAAGGTCCGATTCGGTGATCCGAATATGGAGATCAAGCGGGACGATCCTGAGCGCAGAAAGAACTTCCGAGCGCGTCATAATTGCGCCAGCGCCACGGACAAGACCACGCCGAGGCATTGGAGCTGTAAGGCCTGGTGACCCATTTCCAATATGAAGAAGAAATCCAAGTTCAGTAAGCTCGCCACCCAGCTCAAGAAAGAGGGTGCCGATGATCCCAAGGCCCTCGCCGCGTGGATCGGTCGCAAGAAGCTCGGTGCCGCTGAGTTCATGCGCCGCGCCGCCGCGGGTCGTAAGAAGGCCGCAAAGTAACCATGATCTCCATCATCGCACGAGTCCGCGCTGCTTGGACCTTTGGCCGACATCAGTGCTGGGTGAATCCGCTTCCATGGCGCAAGGAGGATGCCAACGCACTGAGCAACTTCTTCAAGAGCGATAGCGGGAAACGCTTCAAAGACGCTTTGCTGAATACCGTTCTCATGCAGAACGCTTCAGCCATAACTGACCGAAACCATTTGCAATACTCATCAGGCTTTGCAATGGGTCAGGCCAGTCTTGTGAAGGTCATCGAGATGATGGCCGACCAAGAATCAATTACGGGGCAGGAAGATGATCCGGATTCTGCCACGAACACATAGGATCAAAGTTGCGGTTGTTGGTCTGTGCGGACCAGCAAACGAGTAAAAGCACAATATGGCAGATGATACACTGAGTGCCGATGCGATGCTCGCCTTGGCCAACGACTACGATGCCGGTGTCGATATCGACAGCCAGCCCAAGGATCAGTCTCCAAATACCAATGAGACGGCTCCGGTTGAGCAAGATTCCTCCGATGCGGGGAGTGCCGGTAAAGAGGTCGATGGTGGCGAGCAGGAAGTAGGCACGAGCCGATCAGAGCCCGAGGCGAAGGCCGAGAAGAAGACGGAGCCGAAGACGGAGAAGGACAAGAGCAGCAAATTCGCTCAGGAACAGAACCGAAAGGCGAAGACCTGGGAGCAAATCAACGCTGAGAAGGAGGCCCTCAAGGCCGAGCGCGAGGCGGTGAGGCGGGAAAGGGAGGAGTGGAGCAAGCAGCGGGAGCAATCCAAGGCTGCTGAGACCAGTTCCTTCCGAGATGAGAAGGGCTACACGGCAGAGGACTACGAGGCTGCGGCCAAGGAGTTCGAGGCCGATGGCGATTCTCAGTTGGCCAAGGCAGCGCGAGCCAAGGCTGATGGAGTCCGAAAAGCTGCTACGGAGCGACAGCAGAAGGCGCAGCAGGAGAAGTTCGCAAAGGCATGGTCTGATTCGTATGCACGGTTGTCCGAGAAGGAGACTTGGCTAAAGGATCAGAACAGCCCCGAGTACAAACGTACTGTCGAACTGCTCCAGAAGGTGCCGATGCTGACATCAATGCCCGATGGACTCGTCCATGCGGTGGAATTGATGAAGCTCCAGGACACTGCGTCCAAGGCTCAGTCGATCGAGGCCGAGAACAAGGCTCTGAAGGAACAACTCAATAAGCTCCAGCAGAAGACCGCTATTGGCAAAAGCGTACCGGCAGGACAACTAAAGGCTGAGGAGAAAGATTTCTCGAAGCTGTCTCTCAAGGAGCAGAGGGAGGCGCTGTTGAAAGCGTCGAGGGCGTTCGACCGGGACGAAAACTGATAGCACAACCACAACTCAAATATGCCAGTTACTACTTCAACCACGCTCACGAGCCAGTTCCAGAACTACTTCAGCAAGGAGCTGCTCTCCATCGTTCAGCAGGAGACGATCCTCGATCAGTTCTCCATGAAGGCTCCGATCCCCAAGAACAATGGTAACAAGGCCATCTCGATGTTCCGTTTCGGACCGCCGAGCGTTGGCAGTGTTCAGACCATCAGCTCTGAGGGTACCCCGATCAGCTCCGCCAACTACCGCGCTCTGGCCCTCAACAGCCTGAGCAAGTCGCTGGCTCAGTACGGTCAGGTGATCGGTTTGACCGACATCCTCCGCGCCACCGACCTGTTCAACTCCATGCAGCAGGCCACCAAGACCTCCGGTCTGGACATGGCCCTCTGGGTTGACTCGGTGATCCGCAACGTGCTGGTTGGCTCCAACCTCACCGCGAGCGGTTCGTCCATCGGTTCCGCCGCCGAGGGTGGTGGTACGTTCGACAACTCCGACGCTTGCGGTACCGCCGCTGCCTCGGGTGGTACCTGCGTGTACGGTAACCCCGCTACTCTGACCACTCAGAGCTTCGTGGGCCTGAACGCCGACACGACCGCTGCCAACACCACGATGACCGCTTCGGCTGTCCTCGATTCCATGACCCGCCTGAAGCGCAACCGCGCCCCGCTGATCAACGGCGGCTACGTCCTCGCCACCGATCCTCGTGTGGCCCGCGACCTGATGCGCGATGCCGACTGGTTGAACGCGTCGAACTACGGCAACAAGGGCCAGCCGTTCTACAAGGGCGAGGTCGGCTCCATCTACGGTTGCCGCGTGGTCACCCAGACCAACTCGTTCGTCAGCACCGGCTCGGCCACCGAGAACGACAAGTTCGTGTATCAGGCTTCCGCCGCGGGTGGTGGTCTGGCCGCTGGCAAGGACATCATCGCCTCGTTCTTCTTCGGTAACGAGTCGTTCGGTATCCCTGCTCTGACCGGTGATGATCCGTTGTCCCCGCGCATCGTGATCACCGACACCCCCGACAAGTCGGATCCGTTGAACCAGCTCGTCACCGTCGGCGTGAAGCTGTACTTCGCCGCCCTGCGTCTGGCCGCTGGTAACACCGGCTCCACCGGCAACCCGGTGTGGTACTTGGTGCATCGGACGAAGACCTCGACCACGCTGTAATATGCGACCCAAGACGGCCACCATCATGGTGATCGCCGTCAGCCCGAAGGGGCATCATCGTAATGGTGGTGCCCCTTCTTCTCATTCCGCTTGCGGATGCGAAGAGGCTGACAACAATGCGCCCATGATTTCGATTCCAGTCGAGGCCCTTTCCACCGATATGGAGGATGGCCAACAGGCTATGCCCGAGGTTGGTGATGAAGTGGTTTTGGACGATGTTCGCGGCGTTCTCAAGAAGCTGGAGAACGGAGAAGCCTACGTCGAGATCCGTAGCGTCAACGGCATGCCCGCCGAGTACGAGAACAAGGACGACAAGGAGATGTACTCCAAGAAGCCCATGGATAAGGAGTCCATGATGAAGATGGCTGCGGATTACGACAGCGAGATGGAGTCCTAAGATGCCGATCTACACCTTCGAGAACAATGGTCAGTGCATCGAGCACATCGCTCCGATGGGCACCGACTCTGTTGTCCTTGATGGGAAGCGGTGGAAGCGACAGCCGGTGGCCCGCTTCGGGGTCACCGGTTTTGCTTCTGAGCCGGGACTCAAGGACCAAGTGAAGAAGGGATTCAGCCGTCTCGAAGACCGCCAAGGATCCCGATTCGAGAGCACTTTCACCAAGAATCAGATTCGCAAGATTTGGGACATATGAGCGACGTATCTAATCAGGCCATCGAGTATTCGATGGGACAGGGCGGCTTCCAGCTCGTGACCGCCACCACGCTGACCACTGGCCCGTTCGTGGCTCTGACCATCATCAGCCCGACCACCTTCACTTCGATCACCGGTGGCAACATCAGCGGATCTTGGTCCACGGCGACCATACCCGCTGGCATCACGCTGCCTGGGCCGATCACGAGCTTCCAGATTTCTAGCGGTCAGGTGATTGCGTTCAATGGCGTGATTCAATCGTGAC